ATGTATGTTATCTAAGGGAAGTTTAAAACAACATTTTTCTTTTACTGTTAAACAAAAAGTGGCAGAAGTTAATCCGGTATTAGTTAGTAATCAGGATAACAAATCAAATAGAAAAATTACTTTTGAAAATGAAACATTAGATATAGCAAATTATAATAAAAATCAAACTGTACTTATGTCGGATAGATTATTATTTCAAAGTAGAAAAGATGATATTATTCTTTCAAGTAAAAAAAATATTCACATTGGTGGTTCTATATTCAATATTAATACACAAGGAAATGTTAATGTAAATTCTAAAAAATTAATATTAGGTGATCCGGATAATGCACAAGAGGCATTAGTTCTTGGTGACCAATTAGTTTCAGTTTTACAGGAATTAATTAAAGCTATTGGAAGTTGTTATGTAAATGGAGTACAACCTGCAGGTATATCGGGTGCTATTGGTATAGCTGGTTCTCCTGGATGGAGTCAATTACAAAAATTATATGGTAATTTAACAAAAATAAAAAGTCAGTATGCAACAGTTGCAACTAAACCTGGCCAAAAATAATAGGAGGTTATATGAGTAATAAAACAAAAATAAGAACATTGATAAGGGAAATAGTTAGAGAAGAAGTTGGAATGGCTATTAAACAGGTACTAACTGAATTAAAACAACCGACACAACAAGTTTCTCAACCACAACCCACAAGAAAAGTTGTTGAAAAAAAACAATTTTCAAGTAATCCTTTATTGAATGATATATTGAACGAAACAGAGGGTTTTGATTCTAATAGTGGTGGAATAGAAAATATGAGAGAATCATATGGTCAAATGATGAATGATCGGCCCACTGGTGATGAAGTAGTTTCATCAATGGGAACAGATCCATCTAGAGTAGACAATGCTACTAAAAATGCATTAACTAGAGATTATAGTGATTTAATGAAAGCTATAGATAATAAGAAAAAAGGTTCACCATTAAAGGGGAGAAGATAATTGGCGTATTTAAATACACCACAAGGAGAACAGCTACAGGATGTATGGGATTCTGGAAAATTAGAATGGTCATGGGAATATGATCCAGATTTTGATCCAGGAACTATAAGAGCATTAGTAGTTATATCCAAAAATTTACCACCAGATGAAGCTGAAGATTGGGTAACTTCTATTCAATTTGATTGTATGCCTGGTGATGAACAAGATGATTGTATTTTAAGGGGAGGATTTGCTGATTTTATTACTAATATTGGATCATGGCCTTATGGGGGTCCATCTGTAAATAGTTTTGAACCAAGTATACCTTATTATTGGGGAATTATGACTTGGATAGATGGAGATTCATTGGAAGAAGAAGGTACTTGGGAAAATTCTGGTGATGAACAATTTTTAGAATTTATATTACCATTACCTGCTGGTCAAGATGTTAGTGATGAGACTTCAGAAGAAGATACTCAAGAGACAGAACCTGAACAAACAACTCAAGAAATAGCTAGAGAAAGAGAAAAGGCTGAGGCTAGACAAGAATCATTAACAAAAAAAACTCCATCTAAAAGAAGTAGTGGTTTGGGTGGGAGTACTGGAAGTTTAAGTAATGATATAAAACTTGCTATAATTAAAAATGCATTAGGAGAAACCGATGTAGATGGATATGCTGAAGAAATTGCAGATGCTATAGCTAATTTTATGTTAAGACAAGAGACTAGAGTATGTGAAATAAATGTACCTACTGGAGTTAAACACATAAAAACCTCAACTAGTATAGATGTAAATGTAACTCCTGAAACTTTAGCTGGACCATATGCCCCATTACTTAAGGGTATAAAAAAAATAGCATCTATGATACCGGGGGCTGGTGGTATTATAGGTGGAATTGAGGCTGCTATAATGCATGCGGCTTCTAAAGTTTCAGAGGCTGGAGCCAAATTACCTGCATTAGATATAGAAGATGGTAAACAGGGTGGTAGTTTAGATGTTGAGGGAGAAACTAAATACAAAACTCAATTTAAGGGAAGAAAAACAGCAGATTCACATGCTAGAAAATCTGTAGTTAAATTATTTGAAGAAGAAATAAAAGGATTATAGGAGAAATAAATGGCCATTGTACTTGGAAAAGCTGGAAAACAAATTGATAAAAATAATTCTAAATTTGTTGGTTTAAAAGTACCCATCTTAAAATCTGATGGTAGAGAGGGATATTTTGAATCATCTACTACAACATTAGAAGCTGTTAAAGAAAATATAAGAAATTTACTTAATACAAGAAAGGGTGAAAGAGTTATGCAACCAACATTAGGTTTAAATTTACAAGATTATTTATTTGAACCCATAACTGGTGATACAATAGCTATAATACAGGATGAAATTAGAACATCAATTGAAACTTGGTTACCTTATATAACAATGCAACAATTAAATATAACAGAAAAAAGATCAGAGAATAGTTTAACTAATTCATTATTTATAGATATAACTTTTTTTATGAATAAGAATCCTAATATGTTAGAATCTGTTCAAGTAACGGTGGAATAATAAGAGAGAATTAATATGCCATATGAAAATCAAAATGAAAATTTCAGAAATATAAAATATTTAAGTAAAGATTTTACTTCTTTAAAACAAGACTTAATTAATTATGCTAAAGCTTATTTTCCAGATACGTATAATGATTTCAATGAAACATCTCCTGGAATGATGTTAATGGAAATGTCTGCATATGTTGGGGATGTTTTATCTTTTTATATTGATAATCAATTTAAGGAGATGCTTTTACCAACAACTGAAGAGAGAAGAAATATTTTATATATAGCCGATAGTCTTGGATATAAAGTTAAAGCTTCTATACCGGCAATTACAGAATTAACTGTTACTCAAACAGTAGAGCATGATCCTAGTGCCGGTGATGATCCGAGAATTCCTAATGTATCTCAATTGATGACTTTTAATAAAGGATTACAAGTTAAGGCTAGCACTAATTCAAGTATAGTTTTTGAAACTGTTAATGATTTAGATTTTAAAATAACTGGATCTTCAGATCAAGATCCGATTCCGGCTGGTCAAGATCAATTTGGGTTAACAAATTTATTTGTTGTTGAAAGAAAAGTAATGGCTATATCTGGTAAAACCAAAACATTAACTTTTGATGTTAAAAATCCTTCATCTTTTTTAAAACTTACTATACCTGATAAAGATGTAGTTAATATACTTAGTGTAATTGATTCTTCTGGTCATGAGTGGTTTGAAGTTGATTATTTAGCTCAAGATAAAATTACATTAGATGAACATAGAGACGATCCATATAGTCAAACTTTATTACCTGTAGAATATAAAGTAAAACCTGGACAAAGTATAGATAAAAGATTTATAGTTAGAACAAATTCTGATAATACAACTTCAATGGTATTTGGTAATGGATTATTAAAAGAAAAATATTCAGTAAATAGATTACAAAATATATGGGTAGAAAATCAAGACATTAATGCATTAATTAATAGTAGTCTTCCTAAAACATTAAGTCCTCATTTTAATGATACTTATCAAAATACATTAGGGGAATCTCCGGCACATACAACTTTAACAGTAACTTATAGAGTTGGTGGTGGTATTAAATCAAATGTACCTCAAGGTGATTTAAATACTTTTCTTAATACTCAAAATAAAGTAGTTGGTAATTCTGAAAGAATATCTACTTTAAGCGTTAGTAATTTATTACCTGCTATGGGTGGTATGGATAAAGAAAATGTAGAAGACATAAGAAATAAAGTACAATCTTATTTTTCGGCTCAAGATAGATGTGTTACTCAAAAAGATTATGAGGCAAGAGTGTTATCAATGCCACCAAGATATGGTAGTGTTGCAAAAGCTTTTGTTAGAAGAAGGGGATTTAATGAAATTACAGCAAGTAGTGAAGATGGTGGAGTAAGTTCTTTTGTGTGGGCTGATGTTGACAATGATGGTTCATCTGGTGGTAGTGGTGATCAGGGTGCGTGGGACACTTTATTCAGTTCTATAATGGGAGCTACGGCTGATGCTGAAGAAGCAACTACTATAACTTCGGCACAAAAAAGTAAATTAAATGAAATTAGAAGTTTTATTGGTACTTTAGGTAGTAATACTACATCTAACTTATTGTCATTTCAAAATTTAAATCTTTATTTAATGTCTTATGACTCAAATAAAAATTTAGCTAAAACTACTGATGTTATTAAAAATAATATTGCAAATTATATTTCCCAATATAAAATATTATCTGATGAAGTACAAATACTTGACGGTAGTGTAATTAATTTTGGAGTTAAGTTTGTTATAGAGGCAAAGCCTGGTGTTAATAAGGCTGATTTAAAAATGAAAGTTATAAGACAAATAATTGAATATTTTGAAATAGGTAAAATGCAATTTAATCAAATCATATATACATCTGATATAGAAAATCAAATTTATAATAATGTTGATGGTATTAGAATTATTAAAGAGTTGATACTTACTCAAGATAAAAATGATTTGAATATATCAAATCATTTAACTGCTCATATTAATGATGGTACTGGAGTAACAACAGATGGGAGACCAGCTAATGGAGTATGTGGGCCAAATCAAAATACATATGGTTTTGGATATATAACTGAATTTAAAAGATTTTATGAGGATTTTTATGGTAGGGGTAAAGGTGTAATACTTCCACCAAATACAACAGGTACTCCTGGAGTATTTGAATTAAAAAATCCACTTGATAATATAAAGGGAGTGGTAGTCTAATGCATAAATTTATTTATTCACAAAAAGATGCTTGGATAGCAGAAAACTCATCATCAGTTAATTTTG